AACTAAATCTTTAAAACAAGAAAATAATTATATTAGACCTTATAATTTATTTTTAAATTCTTGTACTAAAAGAAAAATAAATAATGAATTAACCATAATTAATTATTCATATAAACATAATAATTCTTGTTTTAAAGATTGAGGTCTAGTTAACATTACACATTTTACACATGCTTTTTCTTTTAACTTTGAAAGTTTATTGTCTACAATTCTAGTATTTCCACAATCACAAACAGCTAAAAATTTCTTTCTAGAACTCATTTTAGTACCACTATAACTTTTATAACTATCTAATTGTTTAACAATAAGTAGTTTTCCATATTTTTCATTTATTTGTATTTTCATATTAACAAAGATAATAAAAATTATTCAATTTTCAAAATTTCATCATTATGAATTAATACCATTAAGTTAAATGCAGCTTGCGCCAAATGATCATCTCCTTCAGAATTTGATGTTTTAGTATAACCTTTAGATAATGACATTTTATAAGCCATTATATGTCTTTCCAAACTATCTAAAGTTTCTTCATTTGGTAAACCTTTTTCCCAATTTCTATCACCATGATCTTTAGCTCCTTTTGCTAATACAAATCCTAATCTTTCTATAAAATAAGGACTTATTAAACCTGGTCTAGACTTACTACTTTTATCTTCTCTTTTAGCACCTGTTGTAAACTGAACAAATTTCTTAGCTGTTTCTAATCTTTCCTTAGCTACAGCAATTTCAGTTTCCTTATCATGAGAAGCACAAGGTGGGGTTTTATCCCCATCCTTATACTCATCTAATGTAGCAGGTCTATTTAATTTATCAAAATCAAACTTTACTCCTATTCTTGTCATAATTATTTAATTTCACAAGCACCTCCTGCACATGCCGCCTCTTGTGTATGTTCTGTATTATCATCATCTTCATTTACCTGAGATAAATCAATATTTGTTAGATGTTTTGATAATTCTTCAAATTGTTCTTTAGTAATGTCTTCAAAAGGTGCCTGGACGTAACTTCCTGAATCATAAGGTAGTACACTTAATCCATTAAATGTATCTTTATTTTTCCACATCCATTCTCCAACTACTTGCCATTCATCAAAAATGCTTAATAATGAACTATCAAAATCTTTATTTAATTTTTGATAAGTTTCATATACTTTTGAATCATCTTTGTATTTTTTTAAACCTAACATATATTTACTAGATTTATCAATACTAATAGTAGCACTAACATTATTAGTGTTATCACCTTTTCTATGTCCTGCTTTAACCCATTCCATATTAAACTTCTTAACTCTCTCTAATAACTCTAAAGCACTTTCAGTTCTTAAAATAGAACCTTCTGGAGCTTTCTGAGGTATTGAAAGTACTGCAGTATTAAATTGTAACTTATCATCCTCTACAAGAGCTGGTAACACTTTAGCTACATAAGTATATAAAGGGTCATTTTTAGTTAATCTAATACGTCTAATATAGTAATCATTGTGCCAAGCATGAATTCCTGATGATGTACCTAATACACAACTAGTAGTACCACTAGGTTTAATAGTAGTTGTTCTAGCTGCTTTGTTAATACCAATGATTTTAGAAACTTCCTCATTCATACTTTTTACAGCATCTGAAGCACTTTTTAAATCATATTTAAGTATTTCACCTGAAGCTATACCTGTCATACCTACACCTATTAAAGCATCCTTTTCAGTAGTCTTCTTCCAAATAGGTCGTAAGTAGTGAAAGTCTGTAAAACCAGCTTGTAATGTACCAAAGAATGAAGCAATAGATACTCTATCATTTAAATCTTGTTGTGAAGTAATGTCTGAAACATTAACCTCACATAAATTACAAAATTGATATGGTCTTAAAGCAATTTCACAACAAGGATTAGTCCCCCAATCACTATTATCGGTAAAATAAAGTCCAGGTTCTCCTGAATTACTAAGCTCAATCTTTTCCCAAATTTTATCAAATTCATCTTTTTTAATTCTATTTCTAACAATTACAGCCGAATTATTTGCACGTCCGCGTTGTTCATTGAGTTCCCACCAATTACCATATTTACATGTTAACATTTCTTCATCATCAAATGAAAATAAGCTTATCATCGCTGAACGGCGAATTCCACCTGACAGGACCGCATTGGCTATGTAACATTGTATATCATGACATTCTAATGGTGTAAGTTTAGTACCATTCTCCTTAGAGTCTAGTAAGCCTTGAATCTTAGCAACACATTCCATTAAAGGTCTAGGTCCTGGGGCTTTTCCACCTGCAGTAACTAATCTAGCACCTTTATGTCTAATATCACTAAAATCAAATCTTGGTTTATATTGTGAACCTCCTATATAAGCTTTCATTAATACTTTAATAGCTTCAGCCCATCCTTCTAGGCTATCACTAATAACATATTTACGCTCTTTAATTGGTTTGTTTATCTCGTTTAATTGTTCTACGTGGTGGTATTGAACAGAGTAACCTACTCCTGTACCACCAAGCAACAAGAACATTGTTTCACTAAAAGCTCTGTAATCATCTACAGGCATAAAAGCACAATTATATATTCTTGATTCATTTTTGGTAATAGCTTTACCAGCGAATTGTAATGCTCGCATTGAAGGTAAAACCTTCTTGTCGTAGATGTATTGCATACTCTTCTCAATATCATACTTCAATTGAGGATATTTATCAATCATCATATCTTTGTATCTACTACAAAGCTCTTCCCACGTTTCTCTCCTATTCAATTCTTGATTGTATTTTGCATACTTATTAAAAATTGTAATATTAGATAGAATTTCCTGCTCCTTGTTCATGTAGTTGTCCTGTATTTAATTGTTCGAGTGATTTGTATATTTCATAATCCATTTCAGGACTATCTAAGACTTCTTGTATATATTTTACTTCAGCTCCAAGACTTTCTGCTAAGTTTTTACGCTTCTCATATCTTGGATATATAGTATCATACATACTAACCTTTACCCCATTTTGAATAACTCCATCACCATAATATCTTGTTAAAATCCTTTTGTAAAATTCATCAAATCCACTATATTGACCTTTTTTAAATTTATCTAAAACATTAATATATGCATCAGAAATTGCAAATCTAATTATCAATTCATCGTCAATAGTTTCATCATTTATATAATGACTAACAATTCTCATTTTAACAAGTAATGATACAGTATCATCCTTATCAGGGTCTAATATAACTACTAATTCAGGTTTATCACCTTCAGTTATATGTGTATTTATTAAGGAAGTACCTAAATCTTTAATGGTAAATCCTATAATAGGTAGTAAAAATTTTGATGCGAATGTATAAGTAATACTACCATTACCATCCATCTTTCCTATACTACTTAAATAATTTTTCCTCTTCACTAATTTCCGTCTTTAATTTTATTAGTTCTGGTATTTCTATTTCATGAGTATCTACCATTTGTAAACAATTATACATTTTATAGAACATTTCTATTCCATATTTTTCCCCATAGACTTCACAATATTTGTCAAATACTGCGCTTCTATAACTTTTAAATATGTCTATCTGTTTATTATCTAATAATTTACAAGCTCCTACTTCACCAATACCCTTAATTCCAGGTAAATTATCAACAGTATCTCCTGTAATCATACTCTTCCAAAAGTATAATTCAGCATCCTGTTTTGTAGTATTAACCCAATTATTACCTCTAGGATTATAATGTCTACCTTCTAAATTTAATATATCCTTATCAGGAGAGATTATAGTACATTTATAACCCTTTTCAGTTAATCTTTGTTTATTTATACAAACTAAATCATCTGCTTCTAAACCAACATAGCTAAATGCTTTATATTGGTCTATAAGATATTGTTTAGTTTCAAATATATGCTTTACTACAGTTGTATATTTCCTATTAGCTTTATATTCAGGGTACACATTATACCTAAAACATTTACCAACAGTAACATATAACTGATATTCATCCGCCATAGTAGCATTATTAATATTTACAATAATATCATCTACTAAAGCTTTACAATCATCTAATGATTTCTCTGGTTCATTCTTCTTTACATGACACACATAAAAAGGTATGAAATCAGCATCCCATAAAGATACATTACTCATTTTCTAATTGAAGTTCATTTGTTAAATATCTAATTAAATCATTGATATTTTTATGTTTTAAGACATCATTAGGTCCTAACTTACCATTAAGGTAATCAATTGCTTTATCACGTCTTACAGCATTCCAATAATCCGTATAAGGATTGAAATGAATATAATAGTCATAAAGGTTTCCTCTATTTACTTTAGCCATTTAAAATTGCTTTAATTTATAAACATACAATGTATCTTCAGCATATTTAATATGTTCTAAGAAATCATAGTAATCTCCTCCTTTATATTTCCTGGTTTGCCAGTCCTTATAGGCTTTTACTGATTCTTTCCAAGACTCATATTTAATATACCCATTAAAATTTCTAAAACCAAAGAGGTTATTAGATGTTTTAAAGAGATATGATTTAAAATTACCTGTTTCTAGTTTAGCTTGCGCTAATACAATATTAGGTGCTAACATTTCAAGTTCGTGCATTTCTAATATTAGTTCATTCTCACTAAAAGTATCAATCTTAACAGTATCTGCTACAATAGTAGGTTTAGGTAAAGTTTCATGTACCTCATTTTCATGTACCTGATATAAAGTAATTATTCCTGCTACGAATATACTAGCTACTAGTATAACCATAAGTTTAAATTTGTTTTCCATGTTTAATAAAATTTTTGTTTAATTAATTCAATTGTTTGAAGTACATTCTGTTGATTATTAGGTTTGTATAATGTTACTTTATATCCATTTCTAACTAAATGGTCTTTAAACCACTTCCATTTAATTGGGAAAGCATCATTATTAAATCCTTTACATTCAATTATATATCCCTCTTTTTGTTCATTAACTCTTGAAAAATCAGGTAAATAAGTTATAGCTCTAATATTATTACTAGCTTCTATATACTTCTTATCCTTCTTAACTTCAATAGCCTCTTCATTGTATTCAAAAGGTTCTAGTAGAGTAAATTTCATTTCCTCATATTTAAAATCATCAATACCATTCTCTAAAAGCTTATTGTATGTAAATAATTCAAGTTTAGACTTGAACTTTACACCATCTACTTCTAAAGCTGTAGCATTTTGTATTTTACCCTTCCCCTTCACTGCAACAATTTTCGTCTTTCCCACAATTCTCCTCTTTAATTTGTTTTATAACCCTCTCAAAACTAACATACCATGTTGTTTTAGATTGATACCTATTAGGTAATTCATTTACTAATATTGCTTCACAATCAGTAGTTTCTTGTATAATTAACACAGTCATTTGAATATTATCAAAATATATGTCTATGTTATTATCTACAATAGCCTGTACTTTATCTGGAGTAAAATTAGTTATAATAACCCTATTTGAAGGTAAACCTAATTGAGCACCAACACTTAATATGTAAGCTGATGTATCGTTATTTGATATAACGTATAGTTCATAATTATCATTTTCCAATAATAAATATATGAATTCTCTAAAATCAGCTTTATTCCAATTATCAGTTATTTCAAAACCTACTTTAATTTTATCCATCAAGTTGTTTTAATTTGTTATTTATCATTTCTTTAGCACTAAGTAATCCTCTATCTTTAGTATAATCACTTAAATCTTTATAATCATCTGTATAGAAATATTTAAACCCATATTGTTGATTTAATCTTTTAGAACCTCTAATACCTTCTTCATCATTATCATAGTTTACTACAATCTCATTAAATCTTTTTAATAACTTATTAACAAAATCTATTGATAAGTTATTAGTTTCACCTTGTAATGATATAGCTGGTAGGCCTAATAGATTATAAACCATACAATCTTTAAGACTTTTTGTAAGTATTAACTTTTCACCATGTAATGGTAAATTATCATAACCTTCAATATCTGTACTACTACCACCTGAGAATAACCATTTATGCTTTTTATCCTTATTTAAAGGAAAGTAGATTTTATATGAGTATTTACCTTCATTACAAAATCTATACGCATATATAGGATTATCATCTCTATAATTAAATGTAATAGTTCTACCATCTTTAGTATGTAGATAGACTATTCTGCATGAAAATACATCATACTCCTCTAAAAGTGTTAATGGTATACAATACTGCATCCAATAATCATAGTCTACAAGTTTAAATGGTTGAGGTACAATCTCAATAAAGCTCTTATTAACTGTTTTAATGACCTCTGGTTGATTATTTAATACCAATTGAGGTAATATATCATATTTAATAGAACCTAGCTTAAAATCATTATAAACGATTTTTAAAGACTCTTTGAAGTTACAACTATACTTAATTTGAATATAATCAAAGCAACTATAGGTATCACCAGTACCAAAATCTTTATAAATAAGTTTATTAAACTTGTTATGTTTGATTCTACAAGCAGGATTTCTATCATTATATAATTCAGATAAAAAAGGTTTATCTATTTCTTCAAAATTACTACAATATCTTTTCCAAATATCATATTCAGATACATTATTTAAGATAAAATTAATATCTACATTTTGATAAGCATCTTTTAAATCAAACATCTTTAGTTTAATTATAAAAATAATAGGCTGAATTCCCATTCATTTAACACACCATCCATATTGGGGCACCTATTATTTTAATTATTTATTATTCTTAATTAGAATGGTAAATCATCAGTTTTAGCTGATGCATTCATAACTGCTGGTGTTGCTTGAGCAGTACCTTCATATTTTTTAATATCCTTTTCAGGGTTAAACCATAATTTAGTACTTGCTACGTCAACCTTCATACTTTCAGAACCACCTAATACTGCAATTACAGTACCACGAGATGATTCCTCACCTTTGAATTTAGCACGGAATACTTTACCAACTAATAAAGCTGATGTTTTAGATAATAACTCTTGTGGTGAAGCTACAGCAATCATTACTTTAGCTTCGTCTTCAGTCACATTATGAGTAGCTTGTAACAAGTCTACCAAGGTACGAGCTGTTACAGGCCATGCTGCATCAGTCAACCATAAAGATGATGATTTACCAACTTCTCCATTCGCTCCTAGAGTATTCAAAAATAAAAAGTCTTTACCAGTAGCTGATTGTTTTAACTCAACACTACTAACTTTTACACCATCATAAATACCAGGTTTTTGGTATTGTACGTTATTACTTTGTTTTTTCTCTGAAGCTGCACTTAAATCAAAATTCATATTCTCTCTTATTTTATTATTAGTTATTATATTCATTCATTTTTGTAATTACAAAGTTTAAATCATTAGGAATCTCTAATGTTTCAAACATACCTTTAGGACTTTTAGCTGTTGTTACACCATCTGATTGGGTAATAAAGCTATATTCCATTGCATCTTTACCCTTTTTAACTTTGGTAAACAATACAACTGTAAATAAACCTTCTAATGTTACTACATTATCAATTAATTTACCTGCGGTTTTTGCTCTTACTTTTTTATCACCCATAGCATCTGTAGTTTCATCAGGATGATTAATATACACTACACATAAATCTTCGCGTAATTTATTATGTAGGTCTGCTGTACTATATATGTTTTTACCAATATCAGTGAATTTTTGAAACCCACTTTCCTTAGCTCTATTCATATACTCATTAGCAGACATATATTGGTAATCCTCAATAATTAATTGCTTAATATGAGGCATTTTATCACTAACATGTTGCATTACCTGTAACATAGTGTTAGGATTATCTGTACCAATATAATTACCATCAGGATTTTCTTTATTAAATGCTGTATAAAGAGATTTCCATCCTTTAAAAGGTAAAGGTTTATTTTTTACGTTAATAATAAACGTTTCTTTTGGGTTAAGAGTTTCAATAGAGGTTGATTTACCACTACCTGACTCTCCTACAATTAGTATTCCACTAGCCACTTTCCTCCTTTTTACTAAAATTGTTTCTTTGCGATTTGTTCATAGATGTTCTCATTCATCTCATCCTTAATTGGTAATTCTTTAAATATATTACTTGCACCATCAAAATATAAATGCACATAGTTGTTAGCTAGACCATAATTCCTATCTTTAAGAAAGATTAATGACCTATATGAGTCTTTCAT